CCTCCAGTTCCGCCATCTTACATGACTGGATTACATACAATGTCATTCTTCATTCCTCCAATATAGTATTTGATTACAATTAAAATTCTATCATATTTCATGTAGGATTACAACAATTATTTTTCACGTGTCATGCTGCATAATGTGGCAGTGGAATTTTAATGTTCTTTACGATTGCATAAAAAAAGAATCCCGGGACTGTTCATCCCGGGAATGTTTTAAGCAAAGTCCCAATGTATTCCACGTTTTGGCTTGAATACTACAAAGAAGAAGTCTTCACTTTTCTTTATCTCACCATGTCCGTAAAATTCAGTATAGCTCTCCATATCTTTGCGAATGTCATCCATCGTTACATTGTAGCTGTTTACAATGTCATCCGGGGTTTCATATATGAGATTATTATCATCATCGTATGAAACTGTCTTTGCAGTGTACCGAGTTGAAAAGTTATTTCCGACTTGGTGGTACATAATCAGTGTGCGACCGCCACGCATTTCCTTCCTGTCAATTTTAATCATCATTCCTAGATACATTCCACATTCCTCCAATAAAGTATTTTACTACTCTTTTATTCTACTACATTTCATGTATGATTGCAACAATTGTTTTTTACGTAAAATGGACCATTCATAATGTTGGCAGTGGACTTATAATGTTGTTTGTAATGTAGCAGTGGACTCATAATGTAGCAGTGGAATTCATAATGTATTTCATGATTCATAATAAAGCAGTGGACTTATAATGTTCTTTACGATCGCTTTACGATCGGAAATAAAAAAAAGCTCCGATCTCTCGGAGCTCTTTACGATCTGATTATTTATATCGCTTGCTGTTCAGGATGTAAGCGGCAATATAGTAATCCTTCTCAGATACTGGGATCCATGTTTCAAGGTTGAATTCTGATTCGAACATAACATAATATTCGCTACTTGCTACATGATTGATCATCTTTACGTTTACGATCTCTGGTTCATTCATTCTAATCATTCTATGCACTCTCCCATATTTTAGATTGGAGCAGGGTACTCGATGAATACCCTGCTATTTGATTGTTAACCTATTGTTCTAAATGATATCCAATACTTTTCATCTGACTTATCCATCTTCTTTATTAAAGCCTTAAGCACATAGGGTAATGTTTCGCTATCATACGACTTTATAAATTCATAAGTGTACCCATCGATACAATCCCATGTAAACCCTTCACTATCTTTGAATAAGTACAATAATTCGCCATTTCGATTGACTTCAATTTTAGGATATAAGTCACATGCAATAATTAAATCATTCATTAAATCAGGGTGATTATAACCATTGTACGAAACCATCCATGTTGTGGGCAATTCTTTTGGTACCATTTTGTCATCTCCCATATTTTAGATTATAGCAGGGTACTTCACGGGTACCCTGCTATTGAATTTTAGCGATAGTTGTACATATACCCATTGTTTATTGCTCCGACTAATTCGCTATTCTCATCTAATGCGTCCATAGCAATTAATAAATCATCGAGATAATAAAAAGTGTAAAGCTCTTCATACAATTCTAACGTTGAAATAAATTCCCATGTTTTTTCATTAATGAAACGGTCGTTATCAAGTCTATGATAACAAATGTATCGCGCACTATGTACGTCTGAAATCCATACACGCACAAAATTGCTTAAGCGAATCATTTTCAAAATATCCATGAAATCATCTCCTATATTTTAGTAGCTACCCCGTGAATGTAGCTCGGATAGGACTATGTGTGTCGTCGCGCACTGGTTGCATGGCTCGCACATAGCTCTATTTATATGCTATCAAATTGCATGTAATATGTAAAGCGAATACTGATAAATGTTTTTTATCAGTCTGATAAGTTTTATTTATCAGTGCAATAAAATAGTATCGATAGATACGATTGACTATGAAAAGGAACATGTGTTCGGCTGGTATGAAGGTTGATGTTTTTTCAACCTTCAAGCCAATGTTTACACATGTTTCAAAGCTTCATAGTCAATTGCTTGCTATTTTATGCATTGATGTTTTTTGTTTGTGTTTTTTGGTCTGTCATTTTTTCCATTTTTTGACTTTATTTTTTTATGGGTGTAGGCTTGAAAATCTTCTGACCTTGACCTATGCCCTATGCCTGAAAAACTTTTAAACCTGCAACTCCCCCATCTCTCCTCTCCTATTCCCATATTTACTGTATAACGCTTATGTGTTATAGTAGATTTGGGGTGAAAATAGCCAAATGTTGAGAAAAATGATACAAAATTACGAAAAATTTAACGATTTTACTAGAGAAAAGCAAGAAATAACGATGGCACTAGCCCAAAAATTCGAAGAAAATCCAACCGCCCTTTACTATTCTCCAGTTGAACTTCGAGCACAGCTAAGCATAGGAAACCTAGACCAATGGCAAGACTTCCTTAATCTCGAGCCTGTACGCTCATATATTAAGGCTCAGATGGGTTTCCATGCTCAGATAGCTCAACGTAAGGCTTTCCATTCTCTCGAGCGAGAAGCCATAGGAGGGGACGTACAAGCGGCACGGCAAATCAACGAACTATCTGGTATCTTAGCTAACGCTGACCAAAACCGTATTATCGTCCTACACCAAATCGAAAGGAGCAACCAACATGGCGATGAATGAACCGCAAGCTCGACCACAACCAAACGTAAAACAAAGTGTATTACTTCTTTTAGCTCTATTGGATGACGTTACACAACGCACGAACCTTAATCTTCCAGTTCAAGTACAAGCAATTCAAGGAATCTCTCAATCTGTAAAAGTATTGTCAGATATCATAGACCGACCAGATCAAGGCGAACGGATTATGAATCTAATCGCAAAGTCGAACCCACAAGCTATGTCCCAAGTCGGACAGATGGGTCAAAGCCGAACACCAGATCAGACACCGCAAACAACAGATAATCTGCAACAGACAACACCACAACCTAGACCATGAAGTGTCTACACTGTTACACCGCAGAGATGAAGAAGCCAGAGAACCAACACCCAGCTTACGTAGAATGCCCAAACTGTGGAGCTATCGAGCTTTTATATAAGCCGCAAGAGTATCAAAGGTCAGCACATACCGTTCCATACCAGAAAAACAAAGACGGCTCTTTGAAAATTCAGATTGTGGGTTTCTTCGGAGGATTTGGCTCAGGAAAATCTAAGGCATCTCTCCAAGAAGTGTTTATGCGAGCGTTAGAGAATCCAAGAGGGACAGGACTTCTCACCGCACCCACACTTCAACAGTTGAAACGGACGACCCTCAAAACGTTCTTTAATGAAGTCTGTCCACCACCGTTGATAGAACGCTATAACAAAGCAGACGGGGAAATCGAACTGAAGAACGGGTTTGTGTTCTATACGATTCCTTCAGATGACGAAGAAAAGCTACGCTCTATCAACGCAGGTATTATTCATATGGAAGAAGCGAGCGGCATCAAGTTGTCCATCTACGAACAGTTACTGAATCGTATGAGGGACTTCAACGTGAAGAATAAGATGTTTGCTGTGTGTTCTAACCCAGATATGGGATGGATTAAAGATGTGTTCGTGGATAACGAAAAACGAAAAGATCCGAACCATCCAGAACACAATCTGTACAATCCGTACATAAACGCGTTGGTTTGGGAAACAGCACTCAACAAACACCTTCCACCAGACTTTATCGAGGTGAATAGCCGCGGTAAACCAGACTGGTGGATACAGCGATATCTGAAAGGTAGCTTCGAACATTCGGAAGGGATGGTTTATCCTAACGTTTCGAAGACGTTCGTAGACCCGTTCAATATACCAAGCCACTGGGAAAAGTTTGTTACACTCGACCACGGTCTAAGGAACCCAACAGCAGTATTGTTCGGAACGATAGATAAGGATAAAGGTATCGTCTATATCTATGACGAGTATTACAAAGCCAATACCCTAGTTCCAGAGCATGCCAAGGAACTTAAACCTAAAATAGAAAAGATACCCCACGGTAGACTACGGTTTATGGTAGGCGACCCTTCGATTCGAAACAAAACAGACCCGATTAACGGAAAGTCGGTACAGGCATTGTATCAGGAATACGGACTTTTCTTTACAGAGGGGAACAACAACATCGAAGCAGGGATATTACGAGTAAACAGTTACATCGAACGTGGAAGATTGAAGATATTCAATAATTGTATAAACTTGCGTAAAGAGATTATCAACTACAAGTTTCCAGAACTAAAAACGGATAACTACAACAAGAACCTTGACGAGAAGCCTGTTAAAGCAAACGACCACGCTTGCGATTCTCTTAGGTACGGGATGATGCGATTACCAGAAGACCCTGATATGTTAGCAAACGATTCGTACAACCCACCTAAGCGTGTCACACAAGACGAGCCAGAGTACGAATACGAGGACTTCTCAGGTCGTGGATTTTTATCTTTTGTATAAGGAGAAAACTATGTCAAAACTTTATCCACACGCAATCTATTATACAGATGGAAGTTACATGATTTACGATTTTAACGCGTCTGATGTAAAATCTATTGTTAAGCATTTACAGACCGAAGATAAAGGATTTTTAGAACTAAGCGTGGGGTTCCTTACATTTAAAGAAGTTCGTGCCATTATTAAACAGAAAGAAAAGGAAGAAGAACCGACAGAAGCAGAAGACGTAGACCCAGAGTTGTCTTTTAGCGTTCGGTCGTACTTGAATCAATTGCGAGGAGTGGAAAGATATTGAGAAACGACCAACAGATTGTCCAAAAGCTCTACCAACGTTTCCGTAAAGCTCAAACAGCGGTACAGAATAAACAGATGTTGTGGGCAGAAATGGATATGTTTGACCGAGGGGAACAATGGAAGAACGAATCCATTCCACCTTGGATTCCAAAACCGATTACAAACTACATTAGATACGTTCGTACATTAAAAAGAGCAAATCTAGCGTCTGCTATCCCACGCCCTACGTTTACAGCTTTAGTTCCAGAGTTTAAAGAGCAAATCTCTAAGCTACAAAAAGCTCACGACCACGTATGGGAAACACAGAAAGTAGCTCGAGATGTGCGAGAGTGCATCGACAGAGCGTTGCTACAAGGTACCGCTATTGCGTACATCTACAATGACGACTACTTCTATGGTGGACAATATTTCGGGGAGAGTGACCCACGCAATCGCTTGTACCAAGGCAAGATTTGTGTCAAGCGTTATCCTTTAGTTAACTTCTTTCCAGACCCTGATGCCTACGAACTAGACGAGTGTAAGTGGATTGAGTGCACAGAACTCATGCCTTTAGCTAAAATCAAAACAAATAAGGTATTTAAGGACTATGTTATCGAAACATACGGCAAAAACAAGCTAGATATGCTTGTAAGCACCGAGTTAGAGTTCGATTCAAGTGCTAATGGAACCATTTTTGATCGTGATTCACCACCTGATACGTCTACACAGAACATCGTAGGTGATGAAATGGCAACCGTGCACATTCATTGGGAGCGATTTGTGAACGATGACGGTCGTATGCAGTTAGATGTTACCTATTACCTGCGAAATACCGACTTTTTCCTCTTAAAAATTGAAGATATGCAACCTAATGAGTATCCGTTTGCTATCTTGTATGACGAAAAAGAAGAAAACGACTTCCACGGAACGTCTATGACGCAACAAATCCTTGAAAATCAAAAGGTCATTAACAAATTAGACCAGATTGTGTCGATTATTGGTACCTTGCATCAAAATCCGCAGAAGATTGTGTCCAGAGAATCGGGTATTAACGCTCAAGAACTCGCTCGGACAGGCACATTGCCCGGGAAAGTATGGACAACCAATGCAGATGTATCAGGTTCTATCTTTAATGTACAACCTCCTGAGATTCCAATGGGTGCAATGCAATTAAAAGAACGAATGGTACAAGATATTCGTGATATTGCAGGTATCAACGAAGCGTATACAGGTCAGTCTGTAGGCTCACTTACGACTTCTACAGGTGTAAACAGTTTGATCGAACGAGCTACCATTCGAGATAAAGATAAAATGATTCAGATAGACGCTTTTGTTGAAAGAATCAGTCATTTGATTGTATTGAATATACTTTATAAGTGGAAAGATATGCGACCAATTACAACAACAGCACCAAATGGAGAACCTAGTTTCGATATGTACCAACCTGTTGACGAAATCACTGCATCTAACTTAGAATGGATAGTGAAGTCAGATGTGTATGCTAGAGCACCAATTACCCAAGCATCTAAACGACAACAAGCCGATGCTCTCATCCAGATGCAAGGTCAATTTAATTATAACCCACCACTTATTACACCTGAAGAATGGATTCAATTCCAAGAATTTGAAATTCGAGAAGATATTTTGTATCGTATGGAGCAAGACCGTATTACGATGCAACAAAACGAAGCTCAAGACTTGGCTGGAATTGTGTCACAACTAGTTCAGCAAGCAACCCAAGGTATGGCTCAAGGTATGCCAGCAGAAGAAGTTCAAGCCATGATTCAACAATCCGCTCAAGAAATCGTTCAACAACGCCAGACTGAAGAAATGCGTAATGGTAGCCGACCTAGAGATGCCGCACAAGCACCACAGGCTCCACAAGGTACAACAGGTGCCTTAGCAATGCAAAATATGGCGAGGGGGATTTAATTTGAAATCAAAACCATCTACTCAAGCAATGAAAAGCCAAATGCAAGCAATGAGGCGTCAAATGGAACTTCGACAGTCTATGCCTACTTCAAAGCCAGAACGAGCGATGGCAAAAGCA